GACTCAACCCATGCCATTGTTTTACCTGTACTTTCTTTGAACATAATGTTCTGACGTACAGGCTCATAACGCTTACGTGCTAGGGCTTGGTTCTCACGTACCTCTTTCATTGTCATGTTTGCAGAGGCACTAACATATCGTGATGCCACACGTGTGTATGCTTCCTCGTTACACAGGATGACACACTTAGCACCTTGATGTGCAAAGCCACCATCAGCAGCAATGAGTGAGGCGTGGAAGGATGTCTTACCTGTGTTAGGCCGTGCGCCCACTACAATAAGGTGGCCTCCACTCACACCCTCTACCCTACGAGTCAGTGATGGGATGTTGAATGACCAGCGTGACTCAAGGGCAGTCGCAGCCAGGATAGTATCTAAGTCATCCTCTTCCCAAACAGTACGCAGGTTAGGTGTGAAGTCATCCTTGTAATCGTCAAGGATCTTACGCAGTGGCTCCAAGCTATTCTCTGTGCCGTTAACATAGTCAAATCCAAGGTTAGCAACAACGTCACCTACGTAGTTCTGAAACAACTGAGACAGTGTGTCCTGTGCAATTTCTTCCTTGATAGGGTCAGTCATCTCAATACGTCTGAAGAGTGCATCCATGGCAGTCTTGGTGGCTGTTGTCATGCTCTTGTTCTGCACAGTAAACACAGCCTGTAGGTCTTGAACACTGAGGCTACCCTCATAAGTTTCCATTGCAGCGTCCAGCGCTTGCTTGATGCCACGTGTGTCCTTACTAAAGATGTGGTCGGGGCAACGGATGCCCTTATGCTGTTCATAGAAGTCACGGTTGAGTAACGTCTTAATTAGGGCCAGTTCCATCATTGTCTTTCTCTCCTACAAAGATACGATATATAACTTCCAGTGCAATCAAAGGCCACAGGAAGGCAAACTTGATAGGGCCAGAGTTGTCCATCTCCTCATCCTCTGGCTCTACCATATGGTATAACAAGGGCAGCGCTAACACATACATTACAAATAGTCCAGCGAAAAAGCCCTGCCCTAACTCATTCATGTTTCACCTCCACATAGTAGGAACCCTCTGAGCTTTTGTACGCAGCCATCAGGTCAATCCACTGCTGTGCGCTCATGAGTATTAGCTGGTATGAATCCATGTCCGGCTCATACTGTCGGATGTAAACGTCACCGCCATCACCTAAGATAACCTCGACATCCTCATACATATCATGCTGATCTAGTGTTGTGATTATCGCTGCGTCTGATTCAAACTCAACTGTGTACATCTGGCTGCTCCGCTACAAGGATGTTGACGTGTGCCACGTTACCCTCGACACGAGTGATGACATAATCTAGCCCCGCCTTGGTGAGCAACAATCGTAGTTGACCTACAGGTATCATGTCTTATCCTTTCCATCCATATGTATCAGACGATCCAAGTACCACTGTGACTTGAGTAGATCCTCTTGCTTGTTCTTGTAACGCCAGCGGTGCAGGTACTTAGCAATGTTACCACGCAGGTAGCCTATGTATTCCTCAGTGGTTAGGAAGTCTTCAATATAATCAATACATTCTATCTTACCCTTACCATAGTGTGCCGGGTTGTTTACGTTATCGGGTGTATGCTCCGCCAAAACTGTGTTACTAAACTCGTGATCTCGCATCATACTCTCCTTAAATGCTTTCTCTTCTGCTATGAGTTTCTTCCATTCACTCTTTATCATTCTTCCTCCAGACAGAAACCACACCATGTGTCTCTACTTGCATTACCACAACTGACACACTTGCGCCACTTATTCTTTTCGTCACGCTCTAATGATGCCTTACGTTCTTCTGGTGTCATGGGCCTGATGTCCGTGAAGTCTGCCTCTAGGGGCCACTCATTGTCCGTCATTGTCTGTCTCCCAGTATAGGCCAGTCTTAATGAGTGACACAAATCCTACGTTAAAGATAGCAGCGAATGTCTTTGGGTCACACTCTACCTGCAACGTAGCACTACCATCCTCATGCTCTGTTATTTCAGTTATCTTGACAGGTTCATTTACATACTCACTCATCATCACTCTCCGTCAGTGCATCCCACGAAACAGGGAATAGTTCAATCATCTTGTGGTCTATCTGATCTGCTACAATGCGTGTCTCTGCCTGTGTGTCAGGCTTGCATCGCAGGTTACACATATCAGCGAAGGCATCCAGTGAGCCAGACCAGTACCACTCAGTCATGGTAGACTGTGGCAGTACCATACGGGCTTGCTCTGGTGCTACACCTTTTGCCATTAGGTAGAAGTATAGATCTTGTGCATCAGTGTAGGTTATTTTGTAAGTTTGCCATTCGTCATAAGACATACCTATAACACCCTCAGAACCCTGTTTCTTGTCAGCACTACGTCCACGCCATACATCAGGTGTATAGAACTCAGGCTCATCATCAACGTAGCGCCTAGATATTTCGTTCCATCTCAAGAACTTATGCTTAACTAGCTGTCGTGCTACAAAGATTGGAGCCTTCACGTGGAAGCTGGCAAAGCAATGTCCGAATGGACTGATATGTTTCTTTCTTGCGAGATACCGGATCAGCTTATCATCTTTATTCTTGAGCTTGGGTGGCCCCCAAGGATCGTCTTCCATCTCGCTTGTCTTACCAAAGGACACCCGTGCAGCGTTGGCTACTGTTAGATCATTACCCATGTGGTCAATGTATGTTGCTTTAATCATCTGCATACTTCCTTTAGTTGCTGCGTGTCTTCTTCGACACGATATTTAATATCATCTGCTAACTTCATAGCAACAGTGTCGGTACCTGTCCAGAGTTTTATGTCTCTGCTAAACTGTAATGTCTTATCCATTGCATCAGGGTCAAGTGCAACCACCGCCTTGCGGTATGTGCCTACCTTTTCCATGTGTTTCTTAGATAGTGACGTACCCAGTATAGCCAAGGCTGTGACGTTAGACACTAGCTGGGTAGCAACTATGGCAGACACTACATCTTCTACAAGTAAAACGACATCACCCTTACCTGCTGTGAAGTAATCGGCTGCTCCAGTGTAGCGATACCACTTAGGCTGCGCTCTCTTGCCTACCGCTCTACCTACCGCATCAATGAGCCGCCCTCTGTAGTGTATGGGGAAGACGCTGCGCTCCTGTTTGACATCATAAAGCAAGCCAGGATAGTTACGAATACCCCACCGCAGAACGAAGGCTGTGTGCTTCTTGTGTTCAAAGGTAGGTGTGACTAGGTAAGCAGGGACTTCCATCGTCTCAGCCTCCGCTACGGCCTTCTCAGGCATAGGCCTCATGCGTTTCCGTATCTCCGCTGCTGTCATGTCTGTGTCATAGATGCCACGAGATCCACAGCCTAGCTTGTAACAGTTGTACATCATGGTGCCGCCATCATTCTTAGCGGTGAAGGTGCCTCTGCCATTACAGGCGGGACAGTTACCACGATGTGTCTGTCCGTCACCTAGTGCTAGGCTTTCAACATAATCACGAAGGTTCATCGTCATCATTTCCTCTGGCTGATAGCGCCCTTGATGCACCACTGAATGTGTTGACCATGTAAGGCTTGACTGACCCAATGTCTTTGTGTCCTGTCACCTGCATGATACCTGCAATGTCAACCCCACCCTCCATCATCTCTGTCACTGCGGTACGGCGTAAGTCCATGGCAGTCAGGTGCTTGGGTAGGTTAGCTTCTTCTAGTACATCATTGATAAGATAGCTTATTTCTAGTTTATTGTATGGTGAGTATGCGTTGCAGCGTGGCTTAACACGAGGTGCAACGTAATCTTGAAACCCAAAGTCTTCCTTTTGCTGGCGCAGCATATCGCACAACCCTTTTGATATAGGGAGGTGTATCTCTGCGTTGCGCTTGCTCTGTGTCAAATCCAAGCGGCACTGGGTTAAGTCTAGCTTATCCCATTTGAGCACACGCATGTCACCAACACGCTGCCCCCAATCATATGCCATGTGGACGATCAGACCAATGCTGCGCCAGCGGAAGTCGCCATAAGCTGTTGCAAGGAATGTCTGCACTTGATCCCGGCTCCAAAGTACACGCCGTGGTTGACCAGACCTGGTTTGTACGAGCGACACTGGATCGTGCGTCATTACGTCATGTCTCATTGCATACTTCCACGCAGTAGAGAGCACAGACCTACGATAGTTAGCTGTCCTGACACCAACAGAGAGCCAAGCCTCGTAAGCTTGAGTGAGATGACGTACCTTGATATTCTTATGGCGATAATCCCCAAGAGCCTTGCCTTCCACCACTGTCTTGCTAACCGCAGCAAGATGGGCATCATAATCTTTCTGTGTAGAACCCGCCAACCGACCAAAGACAGCGGATTTACTATAGAAATCAATGACATCCTGTAGTGTAGAGGAGGCCTTGGGGATATTCATATTACTTTCCTTTCACATTTAAGTACCAGATATATAGGAAGCCGCCAAGATAAGCAAGCGCTACTGCAAGTGGCAGCGAGTGCATTAAAATTTTGGATACCATGCTTCCCCCATGTCTACATACTGTTTAACATCCTCTGCGATAAGCTCAAGAGCTTCTGCCTTATTGCCAAGCCAGAGTGCATCATCAATCTCACGCATCAGCTGGTTGTAATAACCTGTGGCTGGCATGAGATTGGTTGTGTTGAAGGGGTACACTGTCATAGTTTCTGCACCCTGTCATTGCTGAATGAAAGCTCTTCACCTGTCGGCGTCTTGAAGGTGACACGGCGCACACTGGTACGCTTGAACAGCTTGATACGAGCTTGGTTTGCATCGTGCGGGGTGAAAACTGTGGTGACATACTCACCATCAGGCTGACCCGCACTAGCGTAGACTTTGATAGCTCTACTTGCAATCATGATGATGCCTCCTCAATAAGAATGTAGCGTGTGTACTGTTGACCTGTCACAGGGTGCTTACCCTTCACGCCATCAATACGATAGCCAGCCTTGCGTAGCTCAGAGATACGCTTAGTGAACGACTGGATACTGTAGTCCAGCATAGCTTCACGCAGGGTCAGACCCTTGGTTGCACGAAGGTGGGCCAGGATCTTAGTGTTTTGTGAGTTAGTCATGTCTGTTTCTCCTTTGTTAGACACTGATAGGTTATTCATTCCAGATAGCTGCGTCAATGTTACCAA